TGAGCAAAGCACGACTATTAGCCGACCTGATTTCCAACAGTTACTTTAGCCAATAACCAATAAACCTTTCACTATAAACTACACAAAGGATCTTCATGTCAAAACGTAAATCTCGTTACGCTACAAAAAATGACAACATTCTTAGGATTGGCTTTCATGTCATACCTAAGAATGAAAAGCAAGACTTACTGATTCAATCTATTAAGATGAACCCTATAACAGTCACAATTGGCTGTGCAGGGACGGGTAAGACATATTGTAGTACGGGAACTGTTGCACAACTATATATGAAGGGTAAATACAAACGTATTGTATTAACTCGTGCTAACGTCCCTACAGGCAAGTCCCTTGGCCACTTTCCCGGATCTATCCAGGAAAAGATGACCCCGTGGTTACTACCTATGCTAGAGGTGCTGAGTACTTCTTTTGGTAAAGAAAAGTATCAGTATATGTTAAACAAAGGTGATATTGAGATCCAACCTATTGAGACAATCAGAGGGCGCTCTTATGCTGACTCCCTAGTCTTGGTAGATGAAGCTCAAAACTTAAGTATAGACGAGTTAAAGGCAATTACAACAAGACTAGGTGAAAACTCTAAGTTAGTGCTTATGGGAGATCCTGCTCAGTCAGATGTTAAAGAAGGTAAAGATCTTCTTAGGTTCTGTAGTGTTGTAAAGAAGGCAGGAATCCAGCTACCAGTCGTTGAGTTCAATGTAGATGATATTGTACGAAGCGATATTGTAGCGGATTTAGTTAGAGTCTTTATTAAAGAGAAACTGTAATATTTTCTAGGGGGTGGTATACCTGACGTTAAAGAAGGAACCACCCCTTAGTATTATTAAAGGTATAGTTATGTATTATGAGTTAGAAGAAATAAATGATGCCTTGTTAAGGGCAAAAGAAAGTATTAATAGTAAAACAGGAGAAGTAAATGAATTTACATGGGGATATAATGACTGTTTTTGTTTTCTTATTGAATATGACAAAGCACTAAGAAGTAATAAATCAAAAGCAGAAGACATTAAAGTCGAGTATAACAATCCAAAGGAGTATTTATTAGCACTCCGCAATAAAGGATTTACTCTTAAAACTTTTGCCGAATATTGTAATTATGAGATACGTCCTGACTTAAGACCCCAATATGGTGATATTGGTTATATGGATGGCTCTGCAGTGATAGCAGAGAATGGTCACTGGGTCACAACTGATGAAGACAATTCAGGAATAAAACAAGGTTCTCGCTATATGTTTTTAGATAGGCGATTGAATCTTTTAGCCAGACCATTAAGGAGTTAACTATGAAATATTATTACGAGGGTTATGAGATTTTAACCCCCTTGACTATAGCCTCAAACGAACCAATGTTTGATATAGATACAATCTCGCTTCAGAAGCAGAGGTCTTCCCAAGGCGTTCAACGTTGGGAGCTATCTTTTGAGATTTTAACCCAAGACCCCGCCGCTGCACTCACAAGTATTGTTGACTTTGATGTAGCTAAGAATATGACTATGCCTCAATTAAATGATGTAAATGACAAGCTAGCTACTATTAATTACCCTAGAGGAGCCTTCGTAACAGGAAGCAATAATAAAGTATATATGGTTAAGGCAGACGCGTCTAGCGTAGTTGATTCTAACTTGTACCCAACACCCCCTTCGGGTCTGACTTATTCGACAGTTGCCAATGCTACTATAAGATACTTTAGAAGCGTAGATAACCTTAGAGGCATAACCTTTAGCGATGGTGTTTTGGCATCTCCCGGAACAATTGAAATTATCGAGGCATTGTAATGAGAACTTTTAGCAGTACAGTACAAAGTCTAATCGCTCAAGACACTGTTGACTTTTTCTTTTTAATTGACTTAGAATTTTCTACAACCTACCGCCTTTCATCTCTACCTTATGATGTAACTTTTGGTGGGAATACTTATAGTGCTAACGGGGCTGTTCTTGAAGTGGATTCCCCGAAGTTTTCTTCAGTAGTTGATAGGGAGTCCTATAGAGTAGTTGTTATTGAAGATGATAACGATACCTTTAAGGGTGAGATTGAACAGAATGTTGTCGGCAAAGATATGATTGTTCGTGTGGGATTTTTCGACACTAACGGCGACCCCGTCCTTACAACAGATGATGTTCTATTAGTCTACAAAGGCTATGTTGATAGCCCCGCTATTAGCAATAACTTTGAGAATAAGTTAGTTACTTTTGAAGGTACATCTCCTATGTCAGATCTAGATATGGTTATTCCTTTTATTGGTTCTAAGAACGGTATTAAACAAAAAGATAATGCCGATGAAAGCTTTTCAAATGTCTATGGAGAGTCAGTCATTAAGTTAAAGTGGGGTAAAGTATAATGGCGGATCCAATAACATTTTTAGGTAAAACAGCCTTACAATGGTTTACTTTTGCAGTTTCAACTGCTTATCAAATTGCTCAACATAACAAAATGAAAAGGGAGGCCGATAAAAGAAAAGGCTTTCTTATTAACAAGCGAGGAGAAGCAGTACACATCCCCGTTGTTTATGGAAAACAGGCCCTTGGTCTTATTGAGGCTAACCACAAAACAGCTAACTCTTTTACTTATTCTGCTCCGGGAGCGGCTGGTACAGAGTGGTTTTCAAAGAATACTTTTTTAAATCAAAATAGAAGTACTAATAAAAACAGTACTCTAATCATGAATGGTGCTATCTGCCAAGGTGGCATTGAGGGTGTCCAAGGCTTTATTGTAGATGATACTGTATATAACAGAGATAAGAAGCATAGACACATTGTTCATACCTATAATGATCAACTTTCAGCTACGGCTCCACTAGGTAGTGCTAATGCTATTGGTGATAACCATAAGTTTACAGGGCTTGCTCACACTACAGCAGCCTTTCACCTAAACAGAGACGACTACAACTATAACGGTATACCTAACTTAACTTTCTTTGTGAAGGGGCGTAAGGTACGTCCAGTCTTAGAAAATGCAGGGAGTTATACTCTTGGCGGGTATATTTACTCTAACAACCCGGCTTGGTGTTTGTTAGACTACCTTTTAGCAGATCATGGTAGAAGCATTGATGTATCTGAAGTAGATCTAGAATCTTTCTATAATGCAGGTACTATCTGTAACACTGTTAAGATGACAGGCGCTACAGTAGCAGGTACGGTCAATGGGGAATATCCAATTGAGGCTTATAATACTCAAGCTCAATTCCCTGATGTGACTAGTAATGATACAAATGAAGATACCTACTATAAAGCTTTAGACACAGGAAACTTCTACACCTTTACTCAAACAGGAACAGAAGAAAATCCAAATGGTACTTATTCTTCTGCTACTCTAGGAACAAGAAATATTCCGCTTTATGAGTGCAATATTGTTTTAGACTCTGAGGCAACTGTTAGAGATAACATTGAAGCTATCTTAAACACTATGCCCTTAGCTGTTATGACTTGGACCTCTGACGGTAAGTATAAGCTACAACTAGAGTACCCTTCTGATCAAACAGCCCTAGAGGCTTTAGCAGTAAAAACCTTTAACAATAATAATGTTATTAGAGATACGATTGATTTGCAATGGTCTTCAGCCTCTGAACGTTATAACTCTGTAACCGTAACCTTCTTGAATGAACATGAAGATTTTGCCGAGGACAGTAAGGCTTGGCCTGATAAGTCATCAGCAGCCGGAGAGGCATTGTATAATAGCCTTTTAGCTGAAGATAATAACCAGCCTATGTCCACAGACATTAGGCTTACAGGCGTTACTGATCCATACCATGCCCTTGCACACGCAGAGCAAATCGGTAGACAATCTCGAACAGCTCACGCTATTAGCTTTATTGCTACAAAAGATGCCATTGGTCTTGAACCGGGCGACTTTATTAAAGTTGAATTACCCCTGTCAGATATTGATGCTGTATACCGAGTTAACTCTACAGAGATTTCAGAGGATCTTACAGTAAAAGTTAATGCTTTTTACATCGATATTAACAGCTATGCCTGGAATGTTTCAGACAATGATAACCCTGGGACTACTTTAACAAATCCAACAAACTTTGACCCAGACTTAATTTCCAATTTAACTTGGACTACTACTGCGCTCTATAACGGAGTAGCTTCTGGGAATCTTTCCTGGACAGCAGCAAACAGCGATGTTTTGTATTATATCGTACAAGCCTCTAATGATAACCAAACTACTTGGTTTGACTTAGGAACTACTACAGGTACTACGTTTGATGTTACAGCCTTGGCGCAGGGTTCTTATCACTGGGGGGTTCGTACAGTAGGGCCAAATGGTCAAATATCTGACAGAGTTGTTGATGGCCCCTATTCTTTAACTTATACAGGTCCACTAACACAAGACTACATTTATGGTACAACCTCTAATCAGGATACAAATACTCAGTCTTATGATGATAACTTAAGTGAGTCTTCTTATCCCTATGTGGCTGTAATTGATTACAAGCCAGACGAGCCACCTACATTGCCTGTAAGAAGCTCAAGCGGTATTACTTTAAATTTCTTACCAAGAACTGCTAAACTTATTACCCAAGTCAGCATATATCGACGATCTATATCAGCTCCTAGCACTCCTAGTGGCGGTAGTTACGACTTTACAACAAGCACACTGACGCCTCCTTCTGGTTGGTTTACAAGTGTACCTGTTGGTGTTGGCCCTGTCTATCAAGCAAATGGTCAGGCAGAGGGCTTATCAGCTACTACTAACGCAAGTATTGACTCTTGGTCTGCCCCTGCAGTTATTGGTGCAGAGGGTGAAAATGGTAATACCGTAGTAACAGGAAAAGTATACTATCAAACACTCCAAGCAAGCGCCCCTAGTACACCTAGCGCCACTAGCTATGATACTTCGACAGGTACGTTTACTGGGTTAACCTCTGGTTGGAGCCAAGAACAGCCTACAGCTGACGTTACAAATACTGCACTCTTAGAGTGGTCAAGTATTTTTGTAATCATTGAAGACTCAGATAGTAACCAAACTCTTAACTTTACTACACCTTCAGGTTCAGCTCAGTTTACAACTGATATTGAATCTGATAACTATGTAGCAGGAAGCTCAGGTTGGAAACTTGAAAGAGACACAGGTAATGCTGAATTTGGTTCTGCGGTTATTCGTGGGACGCTTTCTGTTGGGCAAATACCTAACGGTCTTGATCAAAGTAAAATCACAGGTCTTGTAACTGATTTAACAACCGCTCAAACTACAGCTAATACGGCGGTTAGTGATGCTTCTACAGCTCAAAGCACTGCTAACACTGCTGTTAG